CCTGTTGATGGGTCTAGATTAGGATCATATCCCATACCGAAATCTGCTGGCATAATTCTGATATCTTTAGCACGATCAGTAAGACCAGAACCTACCCCGAAGTCTCCTCTTGGCACACGGCTTACACCACGTCGAAGCTGACGTTCAGGCACAGGGGGTCCAGCTATACCTCTACCACTTCCACGATAAGGCGCTCCCGGCTCATCACCATAGAAAGGAACTTGTGGGGGTGGTGTAAAACTATCTCCTCTTGGAGCATTAAAAGCACGTGCTTGCCCTCTCATAAACTCTTCTCTAGAGACAGGAGGTCTTACTGTATCTCCTCTTGGAGCATTAAAAGCACGTGCTTGCCCTCTCATAAATTCTTCTTGCGTAGGTTGTTTAGGTGCAGCGGGTTTTCTTT